TGTACCGACGAACGCCCTTAGGCTCGAGAACAGCAAACCCGAAATACTGCCAAATGGCAAAGACAACAGACTGCGGGCCTTCACGCTCGATCAGGCGCACATCAAGCACAGCGGATTTCCACTGTCGCGCATCGTTCTTACGCGCAATGATCTCATTGGTAGCAGTAAGAATTGCCCAAGCAGGTTCAACCGGAACGCCACCAATAACGCCACGCTGAAAACCTGCCGCTGTCAGTTGCCCAAGCGCATTGACAGGATTGATATACGCAAGCAGCGGACGTCCGTTAGTATCCTCACCCGCTGTCAGGTTTCCCCAATCCGTACTATTGACAAAAACACCCTCTGCAGGAAGCATGCGCGCACCAGCACCACCAGCAGCAGCACCGGAATAAAACTGTCCAAGTTTGCTTGCAATGCCCTTATACAGATCGCGTCCAGACTGTGCAGGCGTTGTACCCGCAGTGTCAGTAATCGCACCGCTGGTTGTAAGCGCTTCCAGCACAAGTGCAATTTCACGCTCTGTATCGCGCATCAGCAATTCGCGCAGTTGATTGCCAATGATGACGTCTGTACCGGGCGAAGCACCATCGACAGCCTGACGCGAAACAATCGTTTCACCGCCAATTGTCTTTGGCGTCAGTGTCTTGGGTGCAGTTGTAACGTCAACATTAGCAACAGCAGCATTCTCGGCAGACTGCACATCTGTATCACCCGTCGCTGTAGCAAACGACGGAACAATAATGGGATTAGGTGCAGTAATAGGTGTAACTGCAAAGAACCCGGAAAGCGGACCCGTATATGCAATATCAGGCACATACAGATCAGGGTAATAATTCGTCGGGTACGCACCCGCAATATCGCTGCTGTCAACTGCGCGGTTCATCTGCTCTGCCAGATCAAGCACAAGTGTCTTGTGCCGGTGCAGGCGTTCAGATGCAGCAACATCGCGGTTTGCTGTCATAAGGTCTGCGAAATACGAATGCTGCGCCTGCGGACCGTAGACACTCTCAGAGCGAGTGACAACGGCACCAGTGCCACCAGCAGCACGCGCAGGAAGTGCGCGCCTCTCAGCATCGCGCCGCTGCTCGTCAACGCGCGCATCTGCAATCAGCGCATCAACATTGACAAGGCGAGCATTCAGCGTCTCAATTTCGCCTGTCTCACCATCTTCAAGCGAACGCGACTCACTCTCTGCAATACCACGAATGGTAGCAATCTGTGAGGTAATTGCGTCTCTGCGCTCAGTAAGCGCAGCAACCGTAAGGTTAGGCACCTTTACTCCCTTTCCTGTGGTATAAGCCACGCTTCTAAGTGCAACCCGCGCCTGTCTGTAGGCAGGCGCATAACTGCCAGCAATTGCAGCGAGCCTAACACCCGCGTAATGCTCAATAACGTCTGCCTTGCGTCGAAACTTACCCGGCACAAATTCAACGCTAACGCCATTGATACCCGCTAGAACCTGTGAACGTGCATGCGGTGTTTCAGGAACGTCTAGGTAGTCACCAGAAAACCATAGACCGTCTGAACGTTCCTGCGCGCCATTGATAACGCCAACGGGTACGCCACCATCCGCGCCATGCTTATTCAGATAGGCAACCCTTTCACCGCGATTGATTGACGCCACAGCATCGGCAAATGCGCCTTGTACGAAACGCTCTCTGCCATATGAAACATCAATAGTGACGCCATATGGAAGCGCCATACCTTCAAACCTACCGGGTGTACCGTCAACATCGCGAACCTGAATGCTGCCTAGCGATGTGCTGCGAATGTCAGTCACTTACAAACCCTCACGCCACTTCCGCAGTCTCAGCGTTGGTTTCAGGCTGTGTAACCTCGCGATTACCGAAAGAGTCCGCAGCAGCCTTTGCGCCTTCTACCTGTGCTTCCTGCATGACTTCAATGTCATCATTCGGCGCTAGACCTTCCTCAGTACGCACTTCCGCACTAGTCATCCAAGCCTTGTTGCCTGTTGCAATTGCCCATGCGCGGAAACGCGACTCTTGTGCAGCACGGGTAAGGCGGGTCATATCAATCAACATGAACCGCTCATCTGGCAGCAAGTCAGAAATTACATCTTGGATAGGATCATAGAAACCCGCCAATGTGAAACGATCAAGTGAAAGCGCTTCATCCTGAACATTGCTATATGTCATGGATGAACCCGGCGGATTTACATTGATGTAATGCGATGCAATCCCAAATAGGTTTGCAACTTCCGCTGCAATATCGCGCCTTGCTTCAATCGCCAATTGCTGTGAAACGTCTGCGCCCCAAGGTTGCGCCATTGCGCCTTTGCCAAGAACCGCAGGGTAATCGGGTCCCTTGCTGCGCCTATCGCGCCACCTACCCGCAATCAAATCTGCTTGTGTGTTATCCAATTCCTGATCTGTTGTAATTTGCGTTACAGGCGTACCACCAGCCTGCCAGTAACGCGACACATAACTATCAGATGCCCATGCAGACATAAGCGAATTACGCGCCATCTGCAAGATGCCTTGCAAATGCACCGGCACACCCGGCCAAAATGCAGAACGAACAGGAATTACCGCTTCACCACTGACGGACCCTGCAACGCCAGCAATAGTGTATTGCGATGGCGGGAAAATTCCCCAAGGATCAACTAGGCCAGTAGGTGAAATTGCTTCCTTTGGCAAAGGCAAAAGACTACCCGGTACGCCTTCATCATCTACACCGCCAACCATGTAGATATATGAAACGTCTGTAAGTGCCATACTTGCAACAACGCGCCACACCCATTCACGACGGGTCATGCTCGCTGCTGGACGCTTCACAATGCGTGAAACTACCGGCAATCTACTTGCAGGTTCGCCTTCCCACTCTGTCCATCGCTGACCCGCAATTGCATTAGCAATCAGGGTTACGCATCGACGAACAGCAGATACACCCGCAGCCTCAACAATCGTTAGCGGAAATGCAGCAGAAGGGATCGCAAGGGATGAAATACTTGTACCCACCATCATTGATTGATTGGTGGGTACAACTGTGTGTCGGTCCTGCTTTGTAAGTGAAGTGTTGCGATGCTTCTTACTCACCCTGTAAGTATAGTTGAAAGTGAGAATGTAAGCAACTTACAAGAATACCTGCACCGGCACTACGGACTTAGCAGCAATGGCAACAGACATTGTCATACCAACTACGCCTGTAATCGGCGTTCCGCTAATCGTCCAACGCCATGCACCCTCGCTACCAATGAAACGCCTTTGTGCACTGGCTACCTGCGAGTCTAGGAATGGATCATCATGCGCAATGCGTTTTGCTGTAACTGCTTCTGCAAAGTCTGCACATGCCATGATGTTTCTAGATGCCGATATTGAAAGGTACGGTAAACCTGTTTCGGTTGCATGCCTTTCAAATGCAGGCGCAAGCGCGGATGACGCACTGTAGACAATTGCATCAATCTTATATTTGCTCGCAATTGCTGCTACCTCGCGTGTGAAATCAGGCGCAGTTAGTGGACGCTCAGTGCGTGCAAGTAAATGCCTATGGACTTCAACGCCTACCCTGCCATCCTTCCTAAGTGCCGCAATAATGATGCTTCCTTCACCCCATGTTGAAAGCACATCACACGCAATAACATACCCGCCTGCAACGCTCTCAGGATGCAATGCATTTGGTAGTCTGCATGCACCCCATGAAGCGATGCTAAATGGTGCGTCTACCCGTTCATCATGCCACCTATTCAGGCGTTCACGCACCCAACTACCGCGCGGCAAAATTAGATATTCACTGGTAATCATTTGCTTTGAAAGCCTGCCACCATCAAGCGATGGATTAGCCTTCTGCAATTGATCCCACTCTAACCCAACATCATCATCATCCGCGCGCCACCACATACCCAAAAATGTAGGATCATGCTGCTCCGCGCCTGTATGCTGACGATACAAACGATCATGCATAGCACGCAATACAACACTATCTGCATACCCTGCTGTGCTTGTCATCAGCATTTGCGAATTGGGAATGGCTACCTGTGCTGGTGAAAGTACCTCATATGTATTGAAAGTAGTCTGTGTAAGTACCTCATCAAAGCAGATCAGACCCGGTGAAATACCGCGCGCACTACCCGCCTGTGAGGTTGCAACGTCAACCCGAACGCCATTGATTTCAATGCCTGTGTATTGCGTTGCTCTGGCACGCGCCTTGTTGCCTGCTCTGGCAGTGTGTCCCCATGTTGAAATTTCAGCGTATGAAAGCAGATCGCGCCTAATGTAATCGTAAGGAATACGCGCCTGCTTGGCATCATGTGCCGCTAATAGGATGAAGTCCCACTTTCTAAAGGTATCCCACTTATACCCTTCATCCATTAGCCAGCCTACAAAGGCACGCACAATGACACTTTTACCGTTCTGTCTGGCAACTGAAAGCAGGATGGTACGCGCCAATAACTGCATATCTGCGTCATGTTCAAGCGCGCGCCACAATGCATACTGCTGCCACGCATCCAGAGTCAAGCCTAATCTACGCTTTGCCCATCGCACTACCTTGGGTCCGAATGACCCGGTAACTAGTGGCGATATAGGCGACTCTAGCGCAGGCGGCACATGGTCATTGGGTACCGTGTCCGCAACCTTCATGCTATGCAGACCCGCAAGGCACGCTCGCTGCGCTCGCTGTGAACGCCTTGCATGCCTGCGCCTGTGAGGTTGACGGACCCGGTTCCGGCTGACCCGGCCCGCAAAGCAGAATGTAAGTCACTTACCTACCACCATTAGCGCCAATCAACCAACCGACAATGCACCCTGCAACGAACATAGCAATCATGATCCAGTAGACCACGCCAGCAGATGTACCCGGCTGGTCATTCACTATCTACACCCACTATATTTACATCGCCTAAAATCAACGCTGCGGGCTTCAAATCTCAGAGTGGCACTTGGGTCCACCT